GAATTTGTAGGGGCATTAGATGACCTACGTCAAATCGTACGTGAAGAAAGTGGAGCTAGTGGCCAAATCGTGATTAACGTTTATGCAAGTGACAACATGAGCGTCAATGAGTTAGCCAACAAAGTCCAAAAGAAACTCATTGAGGCGCAAAATAGAAAGAGGGTGGCATGGTGATGATTGCTCATACATTAACATACGGCAATGTCTCATCTAGTGAACATGGAGTATATATTAGCGGCGAAGGAGTCTACAACGCTCCTGAGCGTGTGGTAGAGCTTGTTAGCATTCCTGGACGTAATGGTGCATTAACCATTGACCAAGGCCATTTTGATAACATCACCATTGAATACCCTTGTTTCACGTTTGCGACAAGCCAAGAGGAATTTAGACGCATTGTCAATAACTTCAAAAACGCTATGATTGCTCAAGGTGGCTATCAGAGATTGAGCGACGATTATAATCCTGATGAATATCGTATGGCTTTGTTTGTTGAAGGCATTGAATTTGAGCCTGTTCAATACGGACGTGCTGGATCATTTACATTATCATTCAATTGCAAACCCCAACGCTATTTAACGGACGGTGACAATGAGGTCACTATCACTAATGGCTCAACATTAAACAACCCAACATTATATGACGCAGAACCTCTGCTTCAGGTCGAGGGATACGGTGATATTGAGTTTAACGGGTATAAAGTGACTATTGAGAATGCGACTATGGGTAATGTCATTGCTTTAAACCGAGGAAGCTATTCATCAGCTGATGCAAGTTTTAACACAACTTTGACTTTCAACAAATCAATGTTCAATACCGGTGATGCTTTGACTCTTGACATGGGGGTACAAATTCGATTTTCGCTTTCTAAAAACAACTCAACCGCTTCACACAGTGGCAATGGAACGCATGAGTTGACCGGTGGACGTACGGCATGTCAATTAATTGATACTTTACCTATCAATCTGAATGTCGGAACGTCTAGTACAGATACCGACACGCTAACAATGAGCTTGAGGGATTCAAACAACAATAGCCATGCTTTATCAGTAGTTTTGACAAGCGTTTTTGACGGTGATGAAACTATCACTCTTAGTGTGGCTATCAGCGGCGAAGCATATGCGCATTATCAAAGCAGTCCTACCAACGTATTGACATGGTCAAACGTGGTTGGTGATTCTAGCCTTTTGATTCTAGGTCATCCTACATATATCGATTGTGAAATTGGTGAAGCCTATAAATATGAGAACGGTAGTCTTGTAGGACTCAATAGCTACATTGATTTAGGCTCAGATTTGCCTAAGCTATCAAGTGGCATTAATCAATTCACATTGAGCGACACAATCACATCATTGATTGTTGTACCTAGATTTTGGCAACTGTAGAGGTGATGAAAGATGATACCAATCTTATTTGAAAGCAACGAAACTGAGTTTGACAATAATGGCTTAGGTAGACTGAGGGACGCTATATCCGTAGTCGTTACTGAGGGTCGAAATGATGTCTATGAATGTGATTTCGAGTATCCAGTAACTGGAGCACATTTTGATGACATTATCCCAGGTAGAATAATCGGAGTTGAACACGACTACACCAATGATCTTCAACCGTTTGACATATTGAGCTACTCAAAGCCAATCAATGGTGTGGTCACTTTCCACGCAGTACATATAAGTTATCGATTACGCAAAGCAGTCGTCACGGCTACGTCTATCAGTAGCCTCGATGATGCCTTTGGTGCTTTCAATAATGCGATTCCATCACTTGGTTTTGCGTTTAATAGTGACATCACTAGTACCAACTATATCAGTGCTTTTGACGGTATCCCAAAATCCATCAGAACCATCATGGGTGGAGTTGAAGGTAGTATCCTAGATGCCTATGGTGGCGAATATGAGTTTAATAGATTCAATGTAACGCTATATCGCCAACGTGGAGTTGATAGAAATCTAACTATCAGATACGGACTAAACATGACCGAGTTCCAAGAGGATGCAGATTATACCGAATCATACAATGCTTGTGTAGCCTATTGGACCGGTCAAGATGGCAACGGAAATGACACTGTAGTTACTACCGGTTTGGTTGAAAGTGGATATAGTGGTTATAACAACAGAACTGAGGTGGTTGCGTTAGATTTGACAGACAAATTTGAGACTATTCCATCTGTAGCCGATTTGACTGCTGAGGCTCAGAATTACATGAGCAATAATCAAACATACTTGCCAACTCAGACTATTAGCGTGAATTTCATTAATCTACGTGACACAATGGAATATCAACATTTAGCTCAGCTGTATGAGTGCAACTTATGTGACACTGTCAATGTGGTATTTCCACGCTATAACGTTGAGGCTAGATTCAAGATAGTCAAGACTGTGTATGATGTACTTTTGGAACGCTATAACGGTATGGAATTAGGATCGTTACAAATGACATTGAGCGAGGCACTTGGCATTGCTCAAAAATAGGAGGATTTAATATGACTAGATTAATGGATAAACAATTTTGGAATTATGCATTAGGCAGAGCTTTCCGTACATTTTTGCAAGGCTTCGTAACTTTGATTGGTACTGACATGGTCAATATCATTGATGTGCCTTTTGCATCTATCTGTGGTGTAGCTTGCACTATGGCATTGGTTAGCCTCTGTACATCAATGATTGCTCGTTTACCTGAAGAGGACGATAGCGATGAATGAGGCTATTAGTGTTCAAGTCTTGATTACTGTAGTCGGATTTGTCATCACGATTTTAACTTTCACGAATACACGCAAAAAAGACCTTGAAGATGACACCAAAGAAAGAACAAAGATGTATACCAAGGTTGATGAAACGTGTAATCGCATTAATGAAATCCTTCGCAGCGTTGATAAGATGTCTATCAAATTTGATGACGTGTCACATTTGCAACTTCGTCATGACGAACAAATCAAAAATGTCTATAGAATGCTTGATGATCATGACGATAGACTCAAGAAGTTGGAGGACAAGTAACGTGGCTGAAAGAGAGGATATGGAATTGTTCTTAGATGAACTTTTGAGAGGAGGCAATACGGATGAACATTGATATTATCCCAAATGGTGCTATTAAGAGAGTACACGTCAGTCAAAATGACGTGGGCAGAACGTTGACGTTTGAACTGTTCAACAATTCAACATCTTACGAAGTACCAAGTGGCGCAACTGTTAAAATTCAAGGCACAAAGCCGTCAGGGCTTGGATTTAGCGAAACTTGTACAGTAAGTGGTAACGTGGCTACTATCGATACAACCGAAGCGATGACTGACGAAAGTGGGAACATCCAAACTGAGCTATCAATCAGTTATGATGATGTGGTCATTGGTACATCAAATTTTGTTCTTGCAGTTGAGAGAAACCCACACCCTAGCAACACGACTGACGGCACACAAATTACGGCTCAATCACTACAAGCTCAGATTGACGATTTGAGAGACGAAATCGAAAGTGTCGATATTGAAACCGATACAACCCTATCAGTTAGTGGTAAGCCAGCTGATGCTAAGGCAGTGGGGTTATTGCTTGATAACTCTGTGTACAAATACACAATAGACAAATCTATATCGACATCATCACCTTTTGTTCAGAACGATGAAACAAATTGGTCAAGTGCTATTGTTCCATGCACAGAAGGTGATGTTTTCATGGTAAAAGGATATGGAGGCAATAGCACACGCTTATGGTTTTTCAGTGACAGTGAAGGGAATGTGCTAACGCAATCAGATAGTGGATTGCATATTGATTATTATGTCAAAATCGTATCACCAGCAAACGCTAGTTATTTGAGCGTAAACAGTAAGTATACGAATATTGAGGGTTCGCTTGTTAAAGGAACTTTTATTCGTGATGAATTGAAGGTTGTGGGGGTTAAGTTGGATGGTGATGATAGTTATCAAAAAGACCTCATTAAAAGCGTTGGATGGTCTTTTGGTTCAATTGGTTCTGACGGTTCAGAAAGTAGCTATCAAAATAGAATAAAGTCGGATTTCATTGACGTATCTATATATGACTCAATTACGTTCAACATAGACAGTGGTTATAAATACAGTCTTACATATTATTACGCAGACAAGAGTTTTGGTGCTGATACACCATGGAAGACTCAGAAAGAAGTCGTAACTTTAGACCGTGCATATAAATACATGAGAGTTATTTTGGCGAATACGGGCAATACCAACTGTGAAATACAGTACGTTGAACATTGTACTTGCAAGGGCAACTTGCTATTGCGCGCAAAAACAAATGCAATTGAGGATGAAATCAACAGTGACGAGATTACGCTGAATTCATGGAAGATTGGCTATGTATATGCTAACGGTGGAGTGGATATTACCGGTCAACCTCAATACGTTTGTACGTGTGCCACTCAAACGCTACCGTTTGACATATTTGTCTCATGCGACATTGGTTATCAATTCGTTGTTCGTTTTTACGAAAACGGAACACCGTCATCAGCCGTAGGATTTACGAGAGGCTCTGTTTTTGTACCAAAAAACACACCTTTTGTAATTAATATGTCGAAAGTTCCTTTGGAAAACGTTGCAGATGCATCAGATTATAGTAAGCATATACATCTTACGAAAGCCGACAAAGGGTTGCCATATTTAAGGAAGCCAACTTTGAAAGTTGCGATATTAGGCGATAGCATTTCATCATATAGTGGCATTAGCGAAACAACTCAGTCATTACAGTCACCATACTACCCAGTTGGTGACGTTACCTCAGACACTCTGATGTGGTGGCACATTGTAGCCGAATATCTAAACGCAGAATCTATCGCAGTAAGTGCGATTTCACGTTCAGCATATTATGATTATAGCGAAAGTGCATATCCACCAATGTATACTGACGATAGAATCACAAGATTAGGAACAAACGGCGAACCTGACATTATATTTGTCAACGCAGGCACAAATGACGGATTTGTGAATCAAAATGCAGACTTAAGCTATGAATATGACGTTACTGTTTTAAGTGGTCTTACAAATTCGACAATGAAAGGCATTGCGTTGACGATTCGTAAATTACAAGTGGCATATCCTAATGCTAAAATCGTCATGATGATACCTAAACAAGTCAAATTAGCAGATATGGTCACTGGGTATGACAACACACGAGTATGTCGTATCGCTTCAGAAATAGCTGAACTATCAGCCATTCATGGTGTGTACAAGGTCATTGATTTACGAAAATGTGGAATCAATCAATCTAATGTAGCCTCATACATGCAAGACGGAAGCATACATCCAAATGCTTTAGGCATGAGGTATATAGCTCAGTACATCATTGACGAATTGACGAATTAAGAGGTAACACAATGACAATCAAACTAGCAAGCGCACGCATTGACGAGAACGGTCGTGCTATCGGTGGCAAAGCCGGAGACCAAACAGGCAAGGAGTTAGCGACTCAGAACGCTTATATTTGGAGTGGTGGTTGGGACTGTTGCATCAGAATTAAGAACAAGACTAAGCGTGACAGATACATCAAGTTTATCAAATGGGCTTGTGGTAGTCCTTTAATCGGCTATGACCAAAATCAACGCTTGACCTTGTACAACGCTTTGAAAGCATTAGATTTCGACTATAAGAAACTGAGCAAAAAAGTTGAATGTGATTGTTCTAGTTTAGTAGCGTGTGGGTTAATCGTGGCAGGATTTACTAAAATCAGCCCAAAAGCAACGACACACTACAATAAGGATATTGCTACAGATTTATCACTTGTAAAGACGATGAAAAAGCAGTATCCTAACTCATTTACTTATTTTGATTCCAAATACAAAAATGGCAATCATACTAAAAAATCACGATGGTGGAGAAATGGTGATATATTGATTAAATATGGTCATCATGTGGTGACTGTGATCAGTGGTGGCAATGTTCCATCTGAGGCAGTAAAGGCGATACCTGACATCAGCCATTATCACCCAGTGAGCAACTGGGCAAAGGTCAAAAGCGATTGCTCATTTATGATTAGTAAGGCAACTCAGGGAACTTCATACGTTGACCCAACTTTGAATGGCTTTATCAAAGGATGCGAGAAAAACAAAATCCCTTACTATCTCTATGCCTACTTGAACAAAGGCAATGAATTGTCTCAAGCAAAATTCTTGGTCAAGACATGCAAAAGTAAGGTAGGTTCATACTTCCGTGGCTATGTCTTAGATGTTGAAGCTAACAACTCAGCGAGCAATGTCAAAGAGGCATTGATTTGGCTATCTAAGCAGTCACCAAAATGCATGATTTATACCGGTTGGTCACAGTATTCAAAGTACAAATCTGTTATCGACTACCGACCATCAAACTGTGCTTGGTGGGAAGCTAGATACGGCGATAACACAGGCTATTACGACACAAAATATCCATGCCATACTAATGTTGACTTGCATCAGTACACTTCACAAGGCAAATGTGACGGTATCAAGGGAAGTGGCAAGGTAGACTTGAATATGATTGTATCGACCAAGAAAAAGCTATCATGGTTTATTAACAAGTAATCGTTCCATTCAAACTGCGACGATTCGGCAATCGTTGCAAATTGCTTGAAACTAAAAACAAGCGACAAGCGATTAAAACAAGCGACAAGTGATTGACTTGCAACTAACTTGCAACTAACTTGCAACTAGGTTGCAATATTGTTGCAACATTGGTATAATTCATTTAACAATACTCACTAGTGACGGAATAGGTAGACGTTGAGCGTGCTGAAAGGGCATGGATGCATACATGATTGTCGCACGCGATTTCTTAAAACCCTTTCATGCAAGGTGCAAATCCTTGCCTAATGAGACATTATGATAAGGAACAATTGTCGGAGAAGGCTCACCATAATGGTGGGTCTTTTTATTTGCAAAGATTTATGTTAAAATAAAGATGGTCGAAATAAGGATGTGGTGTAATGGTAGCACATCAGTCTCCAAAACTGTTGGTGAGGGTTCGAGTCCTTCCGTTCTTGCCAATTCAATAGTACTAAGTGCAAGAGTAGCCACCCAAAAGGTGGTGTTTTCTTTTGTTTTGCAATGTGTTATAATGTATCTACAGACGCAACCGTGTATACGCAGGGGACACGTTAAATAAGCCTTGTACGATTTGACCTCAGACTGTTGCTAACGAGGTCGAATCACCACTTGCATCCGTGATAGCACCCACGTAAAACGCCGAAGGACCAAGATGATTCGTGATGATGCAAGGCGAATCACGGCGTCCAAGCAGAAACCCATCGTTACTTTGAGGAGTACGGTGGGTGTTTTCTTTTTGCTTCAACAACCATAATAAAACCCACTGTGTCTGATCAGGCATGGTGGGTGTTTTTATGTGCAAAAATAACAAAAATGTTATAAAATCTATTGACTAAATATAACAAATATGTTATATTATAGTTAAGGAAAGGGTAGTAATAAACCTGATCCAAATCAAGAAAGGGAGGACATAACAATGTTTAAAGATAATAGATACATCAACGCAGGAACTAACGAATTCTACAGATACGGACATAAGGCCGTAGAAATGTTAGAGGCTTGTTTAGAACCTAACGAAAAAGGTTATTACAGTATTTGTACGGATGGTGGCAAATACTACACAATCGGCACAAGCGAAGGCAGATATGGTGAATATGCAAGATTTGGTGATACTTGCTTTTCAGTAAACAAAGGCGGATTCATGTGGGCAAAGGAAGGTACTCCAAAAGCTGAGGTTTTCGTTAAAGCTATCAAAGGCATGATCGCAGCTATGAATAAAAAGAACCAGGAAAGACTTGCTTACCTGGAGTCATTGAATGAAGATGATGAATAAGGAGAATGAGGCAATGTTTAATATTCCGATTGCAAAGATTAATGCTCTGATTAATTTATTGAGAGAAACAAAAGATAAAAACATAAAAGCTATGATTTTACAAAGCTTTATTGCTGAATATGGCCCAGTGCCTGACGAATACGGTGGCATTATCAAAGGTATTCTTGAAGAAGAAGCTAAGGAAAGAGAGGACAAGACAATGGCAAAATATATAGTGGTTACTTACAGATTAGACAAGTACGGAAATATTGGCGATGAGTGGTTTGAATTGGAAACTGATAATCGTAACGAAGCTATAGAACGTGCAGTATATGAAGCCGACACATCTAATGATCCACATTACGGTGTTGAACTTAGAGAAATCGATGAAGTGGTAGATGTTGATGAAGATGGTGAAATGATTAACTATAACTATTCATCAATCGACTTCCACATGGAAGCTGAAAAGCTCCAGTTGCTCAGACGTTCAAGATTGTTCAACATGAAAGCCGTTTGTGAAGCCGCTGGAGTCAGTTATGGCTCTTGGAGACAATTCAAGAACGGTAATCAAGGTTTGAACAATAGAGCTTATGAGAAACTAAAGAAAGTAATGGACCAAGCGTGATGCCTGGTCCTTTTTTTGTGTAAGTAATTAACTATAGCCACTTGGTGACCATCAGTTACTTAGATTGTTCAGTCATAGAACTCTATAGAATCAATATGCTTGTCTTCGTTGATATTAATAGCTTTGATGAATCTGTGCCAAAAGATGTACTTGTTCTGTTCATTCAACATTTGATACACACCAATCACGTCAAGCTCTAAAATCTCATTTACGGCCTTGTTTTCACGCTTCTCAGCTATTTGTTCAAGGTCGTGCAAATCGCTCTTAAATCGGCTTATTTTGCGTGTATGAGTGTCTCTATCAATCATACCATCGATATATAACTCGTTTGTTCTGTCTATTTTAGCTTTGATGGATTTAATTTTGTCAGCTACGTCAGGAATTTGAGAGTTGCGGTGGAATCGCTCTTTTTCTTTATGTGCGAAAATTGGCAGCTTCTCCAACAGTTCGGCTTCAATCCTGTCTTCACGTACTGAGGTACGATAAGGGCATTTGTTGTGTTGAGCTTTGACCGCATGTACACATTTGTAGTAGCGGAACGTATTCTTACCACTTTTATTCGTGTAGCCAAACATATGACTGCCACAAATTGGGCAGACTATCAAGCAACTAAACATGTATTGATTCCGTCTTGGTGTCCTCTTGATGTTCTTACTTAGCTTTTGTTGGACACGATTAAATAAGGCTTCGTCAATCAAGGCTTCACAGAAATTGCCATTTCCATTATGCTTGCCTATGTAGATTTCATTCTTGAGCATATCACCGAGAGAGCGATGGGAGCGGTTATATCCATATTCCTGGTTGACCGCTTCCCATGTCGCATATTTGTTATTGTTTGAATCGAACAACTCAAAAATTCTAATAGCTATGTCCTTTGTATCCTCATCAATAACAAGATGCTTATCTTTGATTTTGTAACCAAGTGGAGCAGAGCCACTAAGCACTTCACCAACAGACTTTTTGTATTCAAACACGTTGCGAATTCGTTCGCTTGTCTTCTCACGCTCACGTTGAGCTAGCGATAGTTTTAGATTGAAAATGAATTTGCCATCGGCCGTGGTGGTGTCAATGTCATCCTCTTGGATAGCCTTGATACTGACACCTTTAGCCTCTAGATCCTGAACAATAATATTAGCGTCTAGCAGATTTCTTGAGAATCTATCGAGCTTGGTAAACAGTATGATGTCACCTTGTTCAGCTTCATTGAGCATCTTTTGTAATGCTTTTCGCTTGGTGATACTACCACCACTAATGCCCTCGTCTGTATAAACACCTTTAATGGTTAGATTATTGTCTTTGCAGTATTGTATTAATGATTCCTTTTGAGCCTCCAACGAATAACCAAACTTGACTTGTTCGTCATGGCTCACTCTTGTATAAATTAATGCTTCCATGATATAATTAACTTGTTCATAATAATGAATCCTCGTTTGATGTAATGGGTAAACTTTGGATTTATATTGAGACTCCTTTCTTTTCGCCTCTTGGCACCGTGGTGGGTGCTGAGGGGCATTTTTATTTGCTACGATTTATGATGTATTCGCTCAGCTCGTCAATATCTACATCCATCAATTCACATAATTTAATGACATCGTTGAAAGTAATTGTTTGCTTGCCTCGTTCGATGTCTGATAACCAGGAGCGACCCATTCCCATTTGTTCATTTAGTTCTTGCTGCTTCAAGCCTTGCTCTTTACGCATCTTCATGATAGCTTGGCCTATGGTTTTATCGTCAATATTAATCATATAAATCACCTTCCTTACTTATATGATAAACTAAAATCGGACTTTATCCAACCAAAAATAGGTTTATAATAAGTAAAAAAATAATTAAAAAAAATAAAAATCGGTTGATATCCGAGTCTATATACTGTATAATTAAATTGTCGGATGTAGTCCGACAGAAAGGAGAGAGATATGCAGAAATTTAGTATCAAAGCGATTAGAGCCAATCTTGACATGACTCAAGAAGAATTTGCCAAGGCAATCGGTATGCCTATTTCAACCTACCGACTCAAGGAACAAGGCAAGAGTGACTGGACTTACAAAGAAGTAATTGCAATCTCAGACTTTGCCAAGATTCCGTTGAGTAAAATCTCAGTAGACTAATTTTTTTAATCGCAAACTCGGATGGAATCCGAAATGATAGCTTATCTAATCGCATTGTTAGAACAACAGGAAGGAGTCAAACATGAAGCAAAAGAAGCTAATACTCAGACCATGGGTGATTGAGGTAGTTACTGACATCATCCTCGCTATTGGGATATTCCTGATGGTCTTGGTCGCATTTACGCATTAAAAACTAAACAAAGTGGTGGAGCGTTATGGAGGCACGTCAGAACCGTTAATACATACTATTTTTACCCTCCGATAATATTATATTTCTACTTTCCTAAAAATTGAGCATACATGAACATGAGTTAAGCGACTGCCGTCAATGCTGACGTGTCTCTGTAAGGCTCTGCCACAATAAAAAAAGAAAGGAATATTATTATGAACATCACATTACACGAACAACTAAAGCCTTATGTAGCCAAGGCTGAACAAGATGGCTACAGATATGTAGAGTGTATGTCTCATGAGCATACTGCATATCTCGCAAAGAATTGCTTTCCTGAAGAGAACAGAACAATGCTCATTGGTATCCGTGATGACGGTGTCCACATTTGGGAAGACACACAGAGTCACGCTGACAACTGCGTCATACCATGGATGCATGAGGTGTACCATGGAGAATAAGGCAAAAGAAGCCATCAAGCTATTGGATGGCTATTCTTATATTATTGCTGCAATTAATGACGATGGCGATGTGTGTGTCGGCTCAGAAGGAAAGACGAGGGAAATCATAGAGCTTGTCTCTAAAATCCTAGCTGAGCTTATTAAAAATGCGGTCGAAGGCGTAGATTGTTCCAAAGGTCAGGCCTTCAATGTCGTGATTAAAGAAGTTATCAAGACAACATTGACCAACTTGGTCACCGACCAGTTACTTAATGACGTAGACACGGAAACTGCTTTAGATCATGACTTGCTCAAGGGTCTGAAGGAAGATTTGCTATGCTAACGAAAGAACAAATCAACGCAGTATACCGTCACAAGGCTGAAGTCCTTGAATCGCTACTACCAACCTTGCAGATGATTGACGCTTGTAATGAACTTGAGGAGCTTCTACATGTTGTCGAAGACGGTGAGGAGACTGTCTATTGCTATTTCAGCGATGGCAGAGAAACCCCAATCAATGTCACGGCAGACAGTGAACTGGCTATGATTGGCGATGTCATCAGGGGGCTATTAAGATGATTAACTTCAAAGCCTTGCAGTTCTACCTGATGAAGCAACAGGAATTTCTGACGTACCTCAAGGACAGAGCCAACGAGGTAAATATCACATCAGACTATTACGAAGAGAAGCTCAAACCAATCATTGAACGTGACTTACTGGATATTCTTCATGATCGTCACGCAGACAAGCCAAGTTGTAGTTGTGATTGTACATTTTTAGCCACCAAAGATGGCGAGAGCATGTGCATGGTCACCACCATCCATGAGGATGCTATGCCATGTCTGAAGCAGTTCGGCAGATGTGCGTGGTACCGTAAAGAGCCCGTTGTGTTAGGTGAAGAAATGGCAGAGTACCTTGCATATCGTAGAAAACTGGAGAAGAAGTTGACATCATACCAAGAACAGAAGAAGGGAGACATCATTATATGAACATTACAAGCGGATTAGAGGACAAGTTTGAAAACGTAATGATTGCAGTTGAGGAGCTTAAAACGGAGCTTCAAGCGATGGAAAACGAGATTAACGATTTAAGCGGCGAAGCGGTCGACATCGAAGACTATCAAGGCCTTAAGGACGATATAGCCGATTACATCATCGCAGTCCAGACAGATAACGAAGATGGACAGGCAATAATGTTAAGAAATTTGATGGCGTATTTCATGCGTGATGAGTGTGAGAACATCGCGAAGGAAATCGAAAAAGCAGAAGGGAGAAGCATATGGGATTAGGAGTTTTAGTTCTTGGCGAAAGTGGTTCAGGCAAGTCAACATCGTTAAGAAATTTTAATAAATCTGAAGTTCTTGTCTTCTCAGTGGCCGGCAAACGTCTGCCATTTAGAAGCAAGCTCAATACAGTTAATTTAAGAAATATGAGCGGCGGTGAACGCTACGAAGTCATCACCTCTTATTTGTACAAGTACCAAGAAAAATGCAAGACGTTCGTCATCGATGACAGTCAGTACCTGATGGCATTTGAAGAGATGGGCAGATGGGCAGAACAAGGATACGGAAAGTTCTCCCAGATGGCCTTACATTTCAAAGAGCTTTTGGACACGATCGCATCACTCAATGATGACGTAGTGGTTTATCTGTTACATCATACCGAAGCTGATGATTATGGCCGACTCAAGGCGAAGACGGTCGGCAAGATGTTAGACAGTAAGTTGACTGTTGAGGGTCTGTTTGAGGTGGTGCTGATGGCCGTTAATGACGATGGTAAGTATTGCTTTAAGACACATAACGATGGCACTAGCACAGTCAAGTCGCCGATTGGCATGTTTGATGAGGACAGTATTGATAATGACCTCAAGGCGGTCAATGTGGTGATTAGAGATTATTTTGATATGGATAAGAAAGGGGAATAGATATGATTAATAAACCTACAAATTGGCAAGGGGGCAAAAAACACGAAGCCCAAGAATTTGAACGCTTAACACCTGGAGGCTATGTCTTCACGATCATGAACGCTAGACCACAGGGCGACAACTGCATCAGACTCAGCTACGACATCAAAGGTGGCAAGTTTGATGGCTATTTCAGAAAGCAATATGACAGATGGGGTGGCGGTTGGAAAGGTACTGAATATCAGGCCATTATGAAGAAGAACGGCGACCCATTGCCAAGTTTTGAGAACTTCATCTATTGCGTAGAAGCGAGTAACAGAGGCTACACATGGGCATGGGATGAATCAACGCTCAAAGGTAAGGTTGTTGGTGCAGTCCTGAGAGAGGAAGAGTGGATTAATGACCAAGGAGAAGTTAAGACGAGTCTCAAAGTCGATGAATGGAAGACTGTGGCAGACATCAGCAATGGCAACTTCAAAGTAAGAGACATTAAGCGTGTTGATAAGCCTCAGGCGCAACCACAAACCCAGACACGTCAACAGGTCAATAGCGACTTCAACATTGAAGATGATGACATCCAGTTCTAATGGCTGAATTAAAGGTCATAGTCATTGATTCACGTGAAAAGCCTCAGATAATCAAGGGCATCAAGGAAGCATTTGAAAAGGATGGCTATGACCACATCACTAGAGGGTTACTGGTAGGCGATTACATGTTCTACCACAACCCTTCATATGTTATTGACCGAAAACATAGCATTAGTGAGTTGTGCCAAAACGTCTGTAGCGGCGACCATCACCGATTTAAGCGCGAACTTGAGAAAGCTAAGAAGTTAGGTACACATATGTGCATCCTTGTTGAGGACGGCGATTATCACGACATTAGCGATGTTGCCAAGTGGGTGAACCCAAGACGCAAGACGAACCTAAGAAGCCCAACAGGCAAGACGCTTGCAAAAGCATTGGATACCATAGCATGGCGATATGATGTTGACTTTGAGTTTTGTGAGCCTGAGGACACAGGCAAGCGAATCATAGAGCTACTTGAGGAGCACGATCGCGATGAATGAATTCGGCTACATTAAGATACATAGACAGATGACAGAGTGGGAATGGTACACAGATCCATATGTCAAAGGCATGTTCATTCACTTGCTGATAAAAGCCAACTATAAGGATTTGAGATTCAAGGGCAAAGTCATCAAGCGTGGGCAACTGGTCACTACTATTCGACATTTGGCAGAGCAGTTAGACTACTCACCGAACACAGTAAGAAGGTGCTTGAAGGTGCTAAGACAAACACACGAAATCAAGTACACTGCAACTAGAAGTTATACGCTCATCACGATTTTGAACTTTGATAAGTATCAAGAAAAAGATGTTAAAGGTGTATCACGTAGTGTGTCATCTGTTGATACGCAAGGTGATACAGAGTTAAGAAATAATAGAAACGCTTATTTCGGAGTCGTTAAGACTCCTCCGAATAAGCAAGAAGTTAATGCCGTGGCTGATGAGGAGAAGCCAAAAGGCAGACCAATGATGATGCGTGACGAGAACGGCAAACTTGTCATAATCGAGGAGGAAGGAGACAAAGACGATGGATAAGATGAGCTACTATGATGAGTTAATCGGCATGATCGTCAAGAATCCTGAACTGCTCAAGGGCGACACGCTAGACAGTGATGTGTTACCAAAGGAACACAAACAAGCCTATGACGTCATCAAAAGATGCTATGACAGATACGAACGCTTTGACCTTGGGATGATGACAAACATAGCCATGAAGTTGGACGTGTTCGACATCATGGCATGGTCTGAGCAAGTGCAGCGATATAGCCCAATTGACTATAAGCACCTCAAAGACATCATCGTTGATTTGAAGCGACAGGAAACTATTGGGGAATTCTACGAACGCATGAACACAGGCATGATTGATGTGACCACGTTCATCAGTGCAGTGAATCTGTACAATAACAACGAAGAGGGAAACTTAAAGAGGCTTACTGAATTTGAATTTGACCGATTCATGGCGAAACGTGACACACGCATTCAGTTCCACGACTTCAAGAAGATGGGAGAGCAACACATCAACGAGGGTGACTTCGTAGTGATTGCTGGAGCTACTGGAACAGGTAAGACGACATTGGCTATCAATTTAGCCTTAGACCTTGCTGAGAGCTATCCTATCATCTACGTGAACATTGAACTGTCTGAGGATGTGCTAATCAAAAGGATGATGGGGTCGTATACGAACACATTAATGGACACAATCGACAATCGTGCAAGCGTGCCACAATATGAACTTGAACAGATGGCGAAGTTTAGAATGTTCTTATCACAAAAGCAGATATATGTAGCTACAGGTTCGCAGACAGTAGAGACCATCCAACAGATGATTGCATCGTTTGACCAAGACAAACATTTCATAGTGATAGTTGACCATATCGGCAGAATCACAAGCGACAAGGATAGCTATGAGCGAATGACTCAGACGAGTATCGCAATTAGAAACTTAGCTCTTGACTATAACTGTACTGTTTTTGGTCTGTGTCAGCTAAACAGAGGATTTAAAAACGAAGTCGAGCCAAATAATAGCTTGCTTCGTGATAGTGGCGAAATAGAGCAATCTGCTAGAAAGGTCATGTTCATGTGGGATTACCACGATGAGGAGAACCCAGGAGCTGACGGTTATTATATTTGGTTCACCAAGAACGATAGTGGACCATGTAGCATGATACCTGTCAAATTCAACAAAGAAACGCAGAGGATTAGAGAAGATGGATGAGGAAAGGCTAATAACTGAGGTTGCAGTGATGAGCTACATCATCAACTTTCAACCAAAGGACGTACCAATCACGCATAGTTATTTTAAATTCGAGGTGATAGCCGACATATTCAGATGGTGGCATGAGATGGATTACATACCAACTAGGCACATAAGCGTTGAGGAAAGCTTAGTGATTGATATGTGTCTTGATATCGATAACGCTTCGCCTGGATCCTCAGCGTTCTTAACCGATTGCAAGGCTTTAAAAGAATGGAGAGACGAATGAAATCTAACAATTATGAACACAAGTACTATATGCTCAAGCGCAAATACCTGATTGATACACGCGAGTTAAAAGCTGAGCGAAAGAAGTACACGAAGCTCAATAAGGATTTAGAGAATGAAAACGAGAAAATGCGCGGCAATATTGCGAGACTAAAACGCGACTTAAAGGTGGCTAAGGATACCGATTACGCAGATGAATTAAATCGCGCGACCGTTCAGATTAAACGCTTGAAAGAGAAGATTGAAGCGTTAAAGGTTTCGCTTGATGCAGTCAAGGGCGTCAACCCTCAAGACATCTGGATGATTGAGGACTATCCGAAGCTAAGAGCTAGATTTAAAGAATATGTTGAAAAACATTGAGGTGATGTTATGGGCATGAACGATGCAAAAATCAGAGAATGGCAACTTGAATTGTTTGAGGAAGCCAAAGCGAGAATAGGCTACGAAAGTCTTGAATTCAACACAGGCAGTTTGATGACGATCATCAGCGAATTATTGAATATGCTCGATGATGCTGAGGGTGACTTAGAGAATCTCAAGGATGAATTCAAACAATACCGAGAAATGATTGAGGAAAACTACCGACCACTCACGGCTCGTGAAAAGGGTTGGTGGTAACATCTCATTAGATTAATTTACTCACTCCACCATTCACTAATGCAGACGGCTGAATATTTATTAAATATATAAGTGCA